AGAGTCGCAAAAAATCATAGATGCACACGGCGCCGACCAACAAGATACAGATGTCAACTAAAGTTACACGCGAGTATGTATGAAATTTGAAGCAGAAATCATTCTGATGGAAGAATGTGGTGAATTAGTTCAAGCATTGAGTAAGGTTATTCGTACTGATGCTCGAAAAGATACACTTATGGATATGTCAGCAGAAATAGCAGACGTACAGTTATTAATTGAATTAGTGCGAGACAAGTATGGTATTGAAGTTGAAGAGGTTCAGCGTCGTATGAGAGATAAAGCACACAAACTACAAAGATGGAGTAATCTATATGAAGGAAAGAATTAGCTTTAGCTATCAGCTAGAGGATGATGACTATAACACACTAAAAGATGTGAGTGTATACACTCAAAGTAGTGATGAAGAGGACGTGATTAATGCTTTTCTTGAGTTCTGTGCCTGTATTGGTATTCGAGCACAAGGTGCAGTACACGATCTTACAACAGATGATGAAAAGCCCCATTAACGGGGCTTTTTTGTTAAAAGATAACAGACTCTAAGTCGGGAGGGGAATAGTCCGGACCTTTTAACACCTTACCATCTTCTCTGTAGATAGGTTTTCCTTCTGGACCAAGTTTACTCATGTTTGAACGATGGACTTCATCAAAACAATCGTCCAAATCAATGCCATAGGCATGACCTGCTCCATATACCACATATAAAATATCTGTGAGTGCATCTGCAATCTCCACAATGTCATCATTATCAATTGCCGTAGCTAGTTCTTGCACTTCTTCTGTGATTAGCTCTAGGCGTAATTCCGCAGTATTAAAATCTGCTAGCTCAGGATGATCCTTCACATCTTGCCCAAAGGCTCTCATAAAGTTCTCAACCTTTTCAAAGTTAGTTTCAAAGTCGTTAGACATAATTTCTCCTTAATTTATGTATATATTATAACCGTTACCACCTGTGGAGTCAAGTTCTAAATTTCCAGTGACCATTCGTTCAAAAAATATTTGACAACCGATGTTGTTTTTGATATAATATATGCAATTAAGGAGAAAATATGCTTTCATTTACAAGTGTTGCAATCGCGTTGCTAGTCAGCGTTATCGGGGTTGGATATACGAGCTATCGTATAGGTATCAATAAAGGCGCAGAATTAGTAGTACAACATCTAGCAGATGAAGGTATTATCAAATTAGAAGAAGAGGACTCAGACTCTTAAACCTGAGATTAACTATAAACCGTAGACCGTAAGGCTACAGATGACCGAAAGGCATCACAGTTCATAATAGGAGAATATTTATGACAAAACAATTGGCAGACCTACAAAAAGTTTTACTAGGTTTCGACCGCTTCGTAAACGACACAAACACACTTGCTTCAGCTTTTGATGCATCTTCTTATCCACGTTTCAACATCGTAAAGGTGGGAGACTACGGATACAGAGTAGAGATTGCTATCCCAGGCTGGAACAAAAAGGATATTGATATCTCTCTGCATAAAGGAGTATTAACCATTGAAGGTACTTGTAAACAAGGACTAGCAGAGGATGAAGTGTACCTCTATAAAGGTTTGAGTGGTAAAACTTTCACAAAGACCTTTGGAGTAAGCGAACACGTCAAACTAGATCGTGCTTATATGGAGCGCGGTTTGCTGTGTATTGATTTGCATGAAGAAGTTCCCCAAGAAGATAGACCAACGAAAGTATCTATTGACTAGGAGATAACATGAAGGAAAGAGCAAAAGACATAGCGTGTATTCATTTACCGGTGTGTGCATTATTCCTACTAGCAATCTTTATGTAACCAACACGGGGACTCTACGGGGTCCCCACTTTATTGGGACAGAAAAATGTATGGTGTATTTATAGGAATTATTGTAACTATGCTTGGTGGAGGATATTTTTACTACCAAGATACTCAAGCAGAGCTTACAGAGTTAAGGAGTTTAAATTCTGCATATGAGTTGAAGTTTGAAGAACAAGAGAAGGCGATGGAAGCCCTTCAAAAAGACTTTCAACTACAAACCGAAACACTACAGACTATGCAAGTACGCTCTCAAGAAATTCAAGCAGAGATGAACAGATACTTGGATATTTTCAAAAGACACAATCTCACAAAACTCGCAGCAGCCAAACCTGGCTTAATTGAAAAGCGAGTAAACAGAGGAACAAAAAATGTTTTCGACAGTATTGAAGATGACAGCCGTAGCATCGATTCTCTTGACGACGGGTTGCAGCTTACTCCCTCAGAAGAAACCGCAGGAAGTAAAGATAGTAACAAAACCAGTGGAGAGAAAGATAATTCAGCCAGTGATGCCAAGGGCGATTGATCTAAAAGAACCTTACTGGTATGTAGTATCAAGTGCTAATTTAGAAGAGTTTATTGCACGGCTCGAAAAAGAAGAAGGACAGGTAGTATTTCTTGCTATGTCTGTTTCTGACTACGAGCTAATGGCATATAATATGCAAGAAATAAAAAGATATATAAACGAAATGAAAGAAGTGATAATCTACTATCGCAAAGTAACTATGGAGAATACAGATGAACCGACAAGCAGTGTACGAACAACTAAAGATTGATGAAGGCGTAGTGTATGAAATCTACGAAGATCACTTAGGCTACCCCACTTTTGGAGTTGGACACCTTATTTTAGCAGATGACCAAGAGTTTGGACAACCTATCGGTACACCTGTATCAGAAGAGCGTGTCAAAGAGTGTTTTGAAAAAGACCTTGACATTGCAATTAGTGAGTGCGAAGTTTTATACGGAGATGCTTGGGAAGGCTTTCCTGGTGAAGTACAAGAAGTACTAGTTAATATGCTATTCAATCTAGGACGTCCACGTCTGAGTAAGTTCAAAAACTTCAATGCAAAACTAATCGAAGGTGATTATGCAGGAGCTGCACCTGAAGGTTTAGACTCACTTTGGGCTCGCCAGGTAGGTAATCGCGCCCAGCGTTTAATGACTCGACTAGAAAATATCTCTTGACTTTGACTGACTCTTCGTGTATAATAACTGTATTATTCATGGGAGTAACAAATGAATTTATTTTACCTAGACGAAGATCTGGATAAGTGCGCTGAGTATCATGTTGACAAGCACGTTAACAAAATGATACTCGAAGCAGCGCAGCTTATCTGCACAAATCTATGGATAGACGATCTGTTCGGATACGTACCTCGTGCCATAACAAAAGACGAAAATGCTAAACTACAGCAGACTCGTTTGAAGTGGAAAGAAGTACCAATGTCAGATCGTCCTATTCCATATCTACCAACAATGCAAAACCACCCTAGCTGTATCTGGGTGCGTACATCATTGGAAAACTATTTCTGGACAAACTGCTATGCTTTCGCACTGGCAAGTGAAGCTCACTATCGCTATGGTAGTATTCATAAAAGTTTCATTATGCTTCAGAACTTACCAGAACCAAAACACATGGAAGACATTGGCTTTACAACCTTCGGGCTAGCAATGCCTGATGAGTTGAAAGACTATGACAATCCTATACAATCGTATCGTGACTTCTATCATCTAGATAAAGGTGTGTTTGCCTCTTGGACTCACAGACCTAAACCAGATTGGTGGAACGAAGATTATGCAGACTATGAAAAACGAATATCAGGACAATAATGAGCGAAGTAAATTTAATTAGTTTATCCAAACCCACAGCATATACAGACTGCCACACTGCGGAACAGTTAGTGGCGTATGCAGCCCGTGTGAGTAATCCTGGCAATCAAGCGAGCCACGAGACCGCACCTCGATTGCTACGCTATCTAGCCAAACATAAACACTGGAGTCCATTTGAGATGGTACACATCACAATGGAAATCAAAACTACACGAGATATTGCACGTCAAATTCTGCGTCATCGCTCTTTCGCTTTTCAAGAGTTCAGCCAAAGATATGCTGTAGTAGAAGATAACTTGACTACACGAGAAGCTCGGTTACAAGATAAAACAAATAGACAGAACTCTATTGACGTCTCTAATACTCAGCTTGATGAACAGTGGCGCATGAGACAGTGCGATCTCAACCTTCAAATCCAACGTGAGTACGAGTGGGCGATCAAAAACGGGATCGCAAAAGAACAGGCACGAGCTATTCTTCCTGAAGGTAATACAATGAGCACGCTGTATATGGCGGGGTCTCTACGAAGCTGGCTTCACTACTGCGAGTTACGAATGGGTAATGGAACTCAGAAAGAACATATGGAAGTTGCAACAAAGTGTTGGGAGATAATTAAACAGCATTTTCCTGCACTTGTGGACGCAATTGATCTTGACAACCAAGACTAGTGGTGGTATAATATATGGATAATGTGAACAAACCAAAGCATTACCGTGCGCATCCAAGTGGTGTTGAGTGTATTCAAATCACAGAACACATGGGTTTCAATCTCGGTAATGCGATGAAGTATATCTGGCGATGCGATGAAAAGTGGGATGCACTAGAGGATCTCAGAAAAGCAGTCTGGTATATCAATCGAGAAATTGAAAGACGGGAGAATATGAATGGCAAGACGAAATGTGAAAGCGAGAGACTACGAGAACTTGACGGATGCAAATATACGCCAAGTGATTTCGAAGTTAGAGTCGCCCCAGCCGATCACGAAGAAACAAGCCTGCGAGATGTTGAACATTTCGTACAACGTCACGAGACTTGCTAGAATAATTGAAGAGTACCACGAACGTAAGGCTTATGTAAAGAAACGTAAGTCTCAACTTCGTGGTCGTCCGGCTACAGATCAAGAGATCGGTGAAATGGCAAGTATGTATCTTCGTGGCGAGAGCCTAGCAGATATTTCAAAAGCGACTTACCGCTCTTTGGCTTTTGTCAAATCTATTATTGAAAAAATAGGCATACCTTCTCGTGTACTCGAAGATGAAGAGTGGGTGGCAGAGTACCTTCCTGAAAACTGTGTTGCCGACAGTTTTGAAATCGGAGAAGTCGTATGGTCGGCAAAGTACCATCGCCCTGCGATAATTGATGCAGAACTTTCTGTAGATTATCAAGCAGAAAATCTTGGATTTACAGATGTAAACTACGAAAAGAAATACAGTAGTAAGTGCTATGCTATTTGGGTTCTTCAGTCCCATGACGAAGAGGCAGAGGATGTATGGGCACGGGTAAAGACTGGAGGCTTTAATGCTTTCTCTCTGGCATATGATCTTGGTAAATTAGAACACTTAAAACAATATGGAGTAACTTTCCATGGCACTAATAATTAATGGAGTATCGCCCACAAAAGAAGGACAGATAGAAACTATAGAAAAAGACGGTATTTGTATTTACTATAAATCAAGGGCTATAAAGTCTACTAAAGTAGTACCTCATTTTTATGTTTATAAAGCTGTAGACATAGAAACCGGGGCTGCAGTAGACACAAGCGCCTGTCTTTCAAGAGAAAGACGTAACGAAAACGAAGGGCCCTGGCATAGAGAAACTAAGCAAGCTTTAGCTGAGTTATTTAATGGAGAAAATGAAGTTTTTGTTAAAAATGAAAAAGGAGAGTACAGAATTGCAGATATTCTAGTCAATAACGAAACAGTTGTTGAACTTCAAAACTCTCCAATGTCTCCAGAAGAGTTTTATTCAAGAAATCATCATTACCTAGATGAAGAAAAAGAAGTAGCGTGGATTCTTAGCCAGCAAAGAGCGTTTATAAGTTCAGAGAATAAAGAAATTATAGGTCTTCATCAGAGTGTTAGAGAAAATAACCTATGTACTATAAAGTATTCTAACTGCCCCACTTTTTATGATATAGAGCATCTTGAGTTAGAAGATATACCTGTATTTATTGATTTAGAAGAAACCTATCCCGGGTTTTTT